CTGCGACTTCGAATACCTCTTGGGCAGTCGCATTTTCGAGGACCAGCTTGTAAATCTCTAAGAAGAGTGGCTTAACAAACTGGCTTGAGAAATTTCGTGCTATTATCTTCTGTCTTTGTTGCGACATTGTAGCTAATTGCTCTATCAGAGCAGCACTATTTTGCTGACTGACCGCATCTTTATTCATACCAGTGCTTAATGAGCTAACACCTGTATTTTCTTCCATATTGTCTTTTAACTGGTTGAGAGTTTGGAAGACGAATGGGTTGAGAGGTGCTTGCGGCATAGGCGCAATGCCATCTGGTCTAGCTACGTTTACGATACCGCCTACGCGATTATCTGTAAGTTCTCTTGGGGATGTAAGTGCGCCACGGACAACCATATATCTTGGGTTATTGGTTATCATTGTGTGGTCGAGAATAGAGCGTGTGAGTACCGTTCTAGCGTTCTGCGTAGAGCAGATACGTTCAGCGAAGTTGCTGCCGTAGAAGCTGTGAGGCTTTGGTAATGGTGCAAACGCTACAAAAGGACGCCTTTTTACTTCATCCATCTCCAAGATGGTATTACCAGCCTTCAAAATGCGATGCAGAGTAGCTGTTCCAGTGCCTTCGCTATCGAGCATGATGTAGGCTTCGTAGACAAGGACGCTTCGCGCTTGGTCTTGATAACCATGGGCGTTAAAACCTCGGTCTGAGCCTATATCTTCATGCCTTGCAAGCACTTCAGGGTCAGTCTCTAAGTCTATGTCTTCATGGTCCCCAATATTATTGATTTTGTCATCAGCGAAGCCCATTTGACGCAACTCAGATATAGTTTTCCGACTGCGATGCGCTACGAAATTTACGCTCTGTAAATCACGAGCCTGTGGTTCGATGATAAATTCTTCAGGAGGGATGCTTTCAATGCAGACTTTGCTTTTGTCTGCTTGGCGTAAGATGGTGCCTGAAATCAGCCCAATATCATCTACTGTGCTGTCTTCTAGTTCCACACCCTCTTCAGCTAACAGCATATCTAGCTGGTCAGCTGTGATAGCCTCAAACTCTTCGGGGACATCTTCGAACATTTCCTGCCAGAAGACTTTTGCGACCCCTACCCTAGATGTCAGTCCGTCATGGATAACATCTCTGAAAATACTGAAACCATCATTCAAACGGAAAAGCACATGGTCTGTATATGAACTACAGACTTCAGCTAATTTTACGTCTTCTGGTCCTACTGGCGCAAACTTGATGATGCGCGAACCAGCACTGAATGTTTCCAAGAGTGCCGCTGACATCGATTGAACTGCGTCATACACATCTTGCGATACGTACTTGCTGTTTCCATCATGTGCAGGTTTTGGAAGCGTGGCGTTGTAGTATTCCGTCACTTTCTTTCGCTCACGACTGAGGTCGCTGTCATAATAGCCTACGGACGTTTTGATGTTGTCCTCGACCATTTTGACTATCTCGCTCTCGTTGAGCTTTTTATAGTCTTTGGTTGCCATGCTTTTTTACACCATTTCAATATAGAGTTCGGGGGGGACTTCCACTGGCTCCCATGCGCCTTCATGAACGTAATTCGCTAATGCGAGGCTCATGACACAATCATCGTAGCAAGACGCTTCAGCCTCCATCGCACCACTTTCGGTCACGATATAAGTCAGCATCTCTCTGATTGTTGTCTTGTCGTTTAGTTCGATTTCGCTTTCTCGCATTGCTGCTCTTAGCTGGTCGATAATCAACGGCTTGGTTTTTGATGTGGTTGTGAAGCCTAGTTTGACCGTTTCCCGGTCTGTAATTTTGTCGTGTTGGACTTCCTGATAAAACTGAGGATAGGCCATGTCTTTGCCTAGTCTGGTACAAGTCAAAATTCCGTGACTGTTATTTTCAACAATTATGAAAGCCTCGTTGTAATACTTGCCTAGCGCATAAAGCACTTCAGCAAAGTAATCAGGGTGGATTTGCCCACGCCACGTTGCGACTTGACGTTTCTTACTGTCGAGAATTTGGGCAACTGAGAAGTCGCCACGAACTCCCATGCTCGTATCACAGCCAATGACATATTGTTCTCCTGGGTCGTGTGAGATGTAGGTTGTAAGTTCGCCTCTGCGATTGAACACAAACTCATCGCCTTCGTAAGCCAGACGCTCTTTAACGTCTTTGGCATCATCGAGGCACTGCGTGAGTTGTTCAGGGTTAAAGACTGGACGACCAGTATTAAGAAAGGCGTCTGTAGGCTGCGCCGGATATTCCTGATTGAATAAATCGATGCCGTTTTGCGCTATTTTCTTGCGTCTGAACATAAGCTGTTCGTCATCAAGGCCATACTTCTCAACGAGCTTGTTTTCGTCAGGTGTACGCTCAAAAACTGAGGGTAGTGGCTCACGATAATCAGGGTCAGTAAACCACGGAATGAACACAGGCACGAACCCGTTTGTGCCAGACACGGCACCCTGCCATAAATCATGAAAGATGCCTGTCACGCCATTAGCTGTGCTTTCGACAAATACTGCTGTGCCTTTAGTGTTTGGGACAGCCTGTATAAGCCCATTCCAGATGTCGGCGGCTGTGCTTTTAGGCCAGAACGCTAACTCCGATGCGTGAACGTGAGTAAGTGTTTCACCTCTGCCAACGCTATCACCACCCGCTGTCGCAACCACATAGCTGCTGTCGAGAACATCAAACGACAATTCGCGTCTTGATGAGTATTTGGTGTGCGGCCTAAGTATTTCGGGGACATGCTCGTGGAACCTTTTTGTCATATCAAATAAACTGCGTGTTGAATCTGCTAAATGAGTTACCACCATAGCTTTTCGTGCAGGTTGTTGTGAGACTGAATGGTAAAGGAAGCCGCCTGTGTATGTAGACAAGCCTTGCTGACGAGCCTTCAAGATGATGACCCGAACCTTACCTTCTGTTTTAAGTTGTGTTTTAACGGCTGCGTCTAATATCTCCTGCGCTGGATTAAGCAGTAGCGGAGCGACATTGCCTTCTTTTGTTCGTATTTTGAGAGCGGATTTGGAATAGAAGCTGAAGTCTTCGTAAAGGCGTTTACGTATCTTCTGAAGGTTCTTGTTCATCTGCATCTAGCAGAGAGGCTAAAAACTCTTCTGCTTTACCGATTGTGACTTCAGACTTTGCTACGGGACGGGTCTTTGTAAAGTCCAATACCAATCTTGCGGCTGCCAGTCGTTCTCTGGTTTCTCCGGGGACACGCATTACTTCGACTGCTGTCGTAAGTGCTTCTTTAGCGTAATCGTCCTCTATTTCGTATTTTTCTGCCATAATTTTGACCACCTGTTTCGCTTCCTTCTTCGCTTTGTCACGGATAGGCTCTATCTGCTCTCTTCTGAAGCCGTCCGGTACGCCTTTGGGTCTGCCTGCATTTTTGCGAGGCTTAGTTGACCATTGTTTTCGTAGTTCACGACCCTCTGGGGTTGCCATAAGGGTCGAGAAGTAATTTTGTTTGGGTGCTTTTTGAGGATGTTTGCCATTTCCAATTTTACTGAGCGACTTTTTGCGCGGCTTTCTTGTTTCCATTGAATTGGCTGCTCCTCTGTTGGCGCTTTACCCTCGTTAAGTATTTTGTGAGGTAAGTTCGCACCTTTTTCGTGTTTTTAGCTGCTTTAGCTTTCTCATTTATGACACCAGTAATTGTTTCGACTGGGTTGGCACCAAGGTTTGTCCTGAAAATAGACAAAGCCTCTTTGACACGAGCTTTATCGCTTACTGGAAGCGACTTATCTGCGTTTACGGTAGTCTCAATTTCATTGAGGACCTTGAGGTTGTCTTGCTTGCCAGCTTCACGCTTTTGTGGGTCGATAGCTGGCTGTGCAATTTGCTGAGTAGCAGTAGGAAGCCCATCTGCTCCGACTGGCTCCCTCACCCTTCTAGCTGCCATTTTAGGGTCTGAATCTAAAACAAGATTCAAATTCCGTATTAATGGAGAGAGCATCTTATTAGTAATCGGACCACCTTGCCTTACGCTTACTCTGTATTCTGCGATGGCTTTAGCTATGGCTTTTACAGGGTTTGTGGCTTCAATAGCCGATAAAACATCCTCAACACCTTGTCGGTCTAATCCTGTAGCTGCTTCAACAGTTGCTTGAGGTGAACCACCTGTCGCACCTGCACCTTGTTCAAAGAGCGATACGTTAGCTTCAGTTAAATCTTGTGCATCTTGTAGTTTCTGCTGTTCAGCTTGTGCTTCTTGTTGTTTTAAGTTGAAGATTTCAAGTGCTTTTGCTGCTCGTACAGAAGGTAGGCTTTGGTCTACTTTGATACCGCTGCCGCCTTTGTTTTGATTTACATATCTAGCGACACGGCTTCTTCTACCTGTTAGTGCATCAATGCCTCGTCCAGCTACTGCTGGTATGAGTGATGCGCCTCCCGATGAAAAAGCGCCTAAACCTGACACTGGTGCCGCAATAGTGCGACCAACATTAAACCTGCCATCGGTATCAAGTGGGTTGAATACATCTGTAAACTGCGAGATACCGCCCTTTAGCGACTGATTAGCCATTTCTGTAAGTTCATTCGACTTACGCATTAGCTCAATAATCTGTGCGCCTTCTAGCGTTCCTTCAGTTAGGCTTTCAATCGTTTCAAAGTCCGATTGGTTTACACGGTTTTTAACCTTGTTCTTAGCTTTACGCTTTGCTGCGTTAGCTTTCACCTTATTCAAGGCATCAGCTTGGC